CCATTAGTACCACGTGCTAATTCACCTGAAATGTCACCAGCTACAAACTGAATGTTGTATGCATCGATTGGTGATGCAATACCTGTGTTGATAATTGTTGCGTTTGCGTTTTGTGTGATATCGTTTCCAACGTTTACTACTGGATTACTATCACCATTTACTTTTGTTAATCCTGCCATTTTAATTCTCCTAATATTAGTGCGAAATATCGCATACAAATATTTATCAAATTGCGTAAAAAATTAATTACTTGGCAAAATTTGCGGCACTGAAGCCAGCACGGTCGACTATTTTGACTAGTCCTTGCGGAGTCGGGAATACAAAACCTTCGCCTGCAGGTTGATTGTTTACAAATTGCCCAAATCCTTCAATTTGTGAATCCAGCTGATCGTGTAGATTTTGTTTGTACTGTAGTATAGCACTGAATATAGTGTTGAGTCCATCATAGCCTGGACTAGCAACTGTTTTACCTTGTGCATCTTTGGCAAATAATAACCCACTATAATCATCACCAACTAGATTTTGATACTGTTTAGCACTGGTGTTGCCTTCTAGCCATGTGTACAGTGGTTGTTTGGTTTGTCCTGTAACAAATTGATTAAAGTAGCGTTGTATTTGTTGGACAGTACTGGCTGGTATTTGTGCAAGTAGATCATCAACAGCCTTGCCGTGTTGCTGTAGTGCGGCTTTGGCACGTTTTTCTAACTGCACAGGTTGTTTTAATTCAAAACGTAGCCCTGCACTTGGTGTTAATACTGCTACACCACCAGGTACATTTTTTAGCCCTTTACCGTCCCATTGTGTGCTAGAACCGCCGAGTTCATTGAAGTGCTGATGCACAACTATGCCTCCTGTGCTATTGCCTACCAACTTGCCCAAGTTACTGTTAACTGGTATACGATACTCAACAGTGTTTGGTTTAAAGTTGTATGACCCGCCCTGTGGCTGTAACTGTCCTGTGTATAACAAGTCACCCCAGTAAAAACCTGCGCCTTCTGTGGCGGCATCTAGTCCTGGCCAAATCTGTGCTAGTTTGTTGTACAAGTCCCCACGCAATCCACCAGATGCTTTGGTGCTGTCGTACTGCTTCCACTCATCTACACTCTTGGCAAGTACGCCCTTGTTCCACATGTACTTGTCCATTACCGCAAGTCTACCATCTGCAGGATCACGACCAAATATCAATGCAGGAAAACCGTCCCATTTGATAGTTAATTTGTTAGGATTAGATACTACTGCACCTAGTCCAGCAATCTGTTGTCCTGCGGCAGCACTGCCGGAGAATATAGCATCTTCTGGATGTGGAGTACGACCTTTTGTGTTTTCTGTTAGGCTTTTTACAAAACCAAACTTGCTACTTTCTGCCATGCTGTTGAACCAAGCACCGGTGCCAGGCAATGGTGCAGACTCTGGCAACTGTATGTCAGACTTTTCAAGCGTTTCTCTTGCCCTACCAATCAGCTGTTCGTAATTGCTTGCACCTTTAATCGCGGCAACTATATCATCTGCACTGCTGAGCTTTGCTACAGGAATGCCAGTTACTTTGCTTAGTGTTGCAGGACTCTTGCCGTTTTCATAAGGTTGATTGGTATCTCTAAACACCAATCCGTTTTTGTAACTCCACTTGAGATTAGGCTGTAGTTCAGCAACAATACTGCTTAGTATAATGTGTCTTGCCATGCCTGGTAGTACACTGCCTTCGCCGCTGCCTGCCATAGCAAAGGATTGCCAGGCTGGATCATCTGTAAACATCAAATCTGCTTGTGCAAAACCGTTGGCAGGATCACCTGCTATAGGTGCTTTAACGTGTACGCTATCACCGGACTTTTTGATGTCTGTTTTAGCAACACCTGCGGCTAATAGTATTTGTACCAGTGTGTCTTTGTCTGTGGTATTAGCATCTACTTGTAGATCCAAGTCCCCTGACGTGGCTTTTTTACCTGTGCTACCCAACCAAGTGGTTGTGGGAAATGGTAGTCCGGAAACTTTTTCAAGCCAGGCTACAGTGGCAGGAATATCCTCACGCTTGATACGTTGTGTTAAAGGTTGCTTGTCTGCACCTTTGAATATGTTCCCGCCTTCAAGTATTATCATTTTTGGTACGTGCTAATTAAATCGTCTAACTTGCTATTGGGATTGATATATCCTTGATAATCATCACTCCACCATCCTGCAGGTGTAAGATTAAATCCTACATTCCCTCTGAGACCTGTTCCATCTCGTCCTAATGCTTCTTGCCAGGCAGATAACGGCATTGTGACACTTGCATCGTAGTTGCTTATATGCGGTGGCGTTGCCTTGAGTATAACCTCACTAGGATCTGCATTAGCAAACTTGTTAGGATCAACATAAACGTCTACACTATCAATGTACTGTTTTTCTGTGTCAGTAATTCTTCCACTTTGTAGTACACCTTGCTTGACCAAGTAATCAACTTTGCTTTTGATATTAGCATTAGACTTCTCTGCTTCTGTATCAATTGGATCAGGCATACTATCCTGTTTAGGTTCAGATTTAGGTTCAATATCCAAGTCAGGTTCAATATCCAAGTCAGGTTCGTTTACATCTACTTCGTCACTGTAATCTTCATAATCCTCATAATCGTCGGGCTCAACAGTCTGCACTGGTTCTGGTTTGCCGATAATATCTTTTATCCGTACACGTTTCCCACTTGCATCTACTGATCTTAATTCGTTTAAAATTTCATTAATCTTCATTGTTTTTTAATCTCCGGACACCACGAATAAATTTGTTCGGGTCCTGTGCTCTAATACTGTTTAGTAATCTACGTTCAAGCTCGCCTGCTTGCTCTGGGCTATAGTTTTCTTTAATAAAATTAATTAAGTTTATAGCACCCGACATCACGTGACTAGCACGACTTTCTACTAAGTTAGTTGTATCTCGTGTAACCGGCATGTGTGCAAGTTCGTCTAAGATGCTACGTGTTTTTTTCTGCAAGGTTCGCTCCAGGTTTATAATATTTATTCAGTATTAGACCTAAGACCCGCTAACATTTGTTTTAGTTTGGTGCTGTCTACACCAGCATTTACTTTAGCAGACTCTTGTGGCTGTGCAATTGGCGTAACACTGCTGGTGCTTTTTATTTGATCCATAATAGCACCTGACTTTTGTCCACCAAATCCCCCACTTTCACTTTGTCCTTCTTCACCTGGGTCTGTAATGCGCAGACTCTCCAAGTTAAACTCCAAGTCAACTTTTTGCCCAACACCACTACTGCTTCTAGTTTTCATCAACTGTATCTGATAACGTCCACGTTCACGCATTGCTCTACTTGTAAAGATTCCAAACACATTATCTGCTGTGTTGATCTTACTAATACCACCCGATATATGGCTGTGGTCAAACTCAATTTCTTCAACTGCACTACGATTTAACTGCGATGCTGTAATCATCAATATCTCAAACTCACGTGCCAAGTTACGCAGTTCTTCACTCACATACTTGTCCTTAACAAACAAATCACTTGGGCTTACTTTAGCACTAACTGGCATAACCAAGTCCAAGTAATCCACCATGATAAAGTCTGCTTTTTTTCCTGTCTGTACTTCCAGTTCTTTCAAGTATGCTCGGATCTGATTAACGTTGCTCTGTGCTGGCATGTACTTGATGCGCAAGTTACCCGACTTCTTGCCCACCATACGTATCTTCATTTCGAGTGTGTCCATGTCCTTGAATATTTCTTTGGTTGCAACATTAGCAACCATTGCATCCATACGCATGGCACACAATTCTTCACTAAGTTCCAGTGTTAAGAACACGCCGTTAAGTCCTTGACTTATCCAGTTGATAGCAATGTTCTGCATGAACAAACTCTTACCACTACCACTACCACCTGCAAAAATGTTCAGTTCGCCTCTGTTCATACCACCAAACAGTCGCTTGTCCATAGTGGGCCAACCTGTGCTGACCTGTCCGTTGTTATCCTTGATCTTCATGAGCCTTGCTCTAGGATCTTCAAAGTAGTCAGTACCCATGTCCTTGGTGAGACTAATCTGCACTGCGTCCTTTATTAGTTTTTCAACAGGATCATATTCACCATTCTCAATCATGTCTGCCGCTTTGAGGATAGCACGTTCAAGTTCTTGTCTACGACTAAAGCCTTCAAACTCTGCCATGAACCAATCATAGTGTCCTTCACCAACGTCGGGCACTTCTTTAAGCTCAACTCCTGTTTGGGCCAGTATCTGTTCCTTTGTGGGCATAGTTTTATATTCACTGCTATGCTCCCTTATAAACTTGGCCGCTTCACGCAAACTTCGATCAAAGTTCTCTTCGTTGAAAATGTTCTGCACACGCACAAATGTTTCTGCGTCCTGCATCATCATTTCTAAAAACAGTTTTTGTATTTCTGCTGAATATTCTTTCATATAGTTAATTATACACTAAAATTATGGAAATTAATATCTATTTCACCATTGAAATAAATTACATTTCCATTTAGTTCTTCTTTTTTATGTCCAAATAAATTTGTTATAAATTTATCTACTGTAACATTCGGATTATCAATATCCATTGGATTTACACCACAAAAACAGGACTTTCCTGTCTTACTAAAATTTTTCATTATAACAAAATTTTGATACTTGTTACCAACATAATCTGCATGATTAATATTTGTGTGCTGATACACGTACGACGATAGCATCCATGCTACTATGCTGTCCTTGTTTAAATTTATGCTTTGTACAACATGAAAAGGAAAAATAACACTGTTATAGTATTGCTGACTCCAATGTTTTTCCAGTTTCCAATGGTCAATAGTTTTCATATGGTCAAAATTTTGTCCGCTCAATGCTGATCCATTTTGATTAAAAAACACAAGATCAATATCTGGTAGACTTTTTAAAAACTTCTCAACCGTTGCTGGGCCAAGCGACGACCAATCAATCTTTAAATTATTTACATTATGAATATCTTGGCTGCTAATACTATGTACTGTGTGATTAGATGCTAAACTGTCTAGCAGTTGCCTTCCCCATTTTGAACCGCAACCTAATAG